GGTGCTGGTTCTGCCACAACCAGGGCGTAGGACAGCTCCGACAGCTCCACAAAAACTATCCAGACTTGTGGGCGCTGATGCTCAAATGGGACAAGGATAGCCCGGTGACGTTCAAGGCAGACGGCCATACCGTCCACGACTTCGACCGACGATTCAAGTTAGAAGATGAGGGATTGATTGCGGCAGACGATAAGATTTTTCGCTGGTCGATGCTGGATGATGAGCTAAATTATCGATGGTTTTAGGGATCTACTCCCGCTCTTTCAGCTCCAATTCCAGGTTTGCAATACATAACGCAAACATTAGGCGCAGTTGATCCCGGTTTTCTATCATTGCGGCATCTAAATTTTTGTGCCCATCGCGGAATATGTTCAACGCGGTTTCTTTGTCTTCAGTGGTGAGAGCTTCCGGCTGCTCGAATTTCCCGATGAGGATATCCATTTCGTTGATGAAACTGTCTCCGAAGATGACGCCAGCGGATTTAATTGATTTCAGCAAAAAGAGTTCCAATTTATAATCTTTCATAAAATCACCTCAAGGCGATTATACCACAAGGAGGAAGAGATGGACATTGAGAAGTTGATTGAGCAGTTGAAGAGAAATACGGATTGCTGGACTGACAAAGTGCACGGATATGCAGACTTACGGTTGGCCGCCGCCACCGCCCTCTCCACGCTCCAGGCGGAAAACGAGAAGCTGCGGGCGGAGCTGGACGAGAAAGAAAAATACTATGACCAGATGATTGATGCTCTAGCCGCCACCGATAGCGCCGAGCTGGAGCAGGTGAAACGGGAGAGGGATGCGGCTATTGAATCTTGGCGTGGCTTCTGCGCGAAGTGCACATGGAACGGAAAGCAATATCTTTCAGATGGGAAGATGGACGATAGGTGCAAAACTTGCCGCGATAACAATAAATGTAACTGGGAATGGCGTGGTATTAAGGAGGACTGACATGGAACGGTTGACAGACAAAAAAGAAGCCGATGTGCAGCGCAGAAAATATGAGATCCGGCTAAAACAAGGTTACCCCAGAAATATCCCCGAAGAAAGGTTTCTCCGTCTCGCCGCCTACGAGGACACGGGGCTGGAGCCGGAGGACTTCAAAAAGGCATTCAATGAGGACTCACTACTGAAGCTAACGGGGCAGCTTTTGGGCGTTACGCCTGACCGCCTCCGCGAACTGGCCCAGGCTGATAAGGAGGGGCGGTGCGTGGTGCTGCCAGGTGGTGGGTACAAAGACAAAGACGGGGAGAATGCTCTCAAATCCGCTATGAACACCTGTTTTTATCACAATAACCCTGTAACAAGATTTATTGCGGATGCGGTTGCGGAAAAGCTGACCCGTGACGAGGCCGCACTACGGAGGGACCAGGAATGAAGGAGCACATAGAGCGGGAAGCATTGCTAGAACTGTACCAAATAGACGGCCCAGAAAATGAGACGGGACATGTGCCCTTGCCTGTGATACGCCAGAACATTATGGACCTTCCCGCCGCCGACGTTGCGGAGGTGAGGCACGGGAGATGGGAAGACAAAACCAATATTAGCAGAGCAGAAGTAGAGCAAAGAGTGGATTGTTCTGTTTGCGGGCAGATTTTTTGGACTACTGCTGTATTGTCGTTTAACTACTGCCCCAACTGCGGCGCTTTGATGAAGGAGGACGAACATGAAACTGGTTGATGCGGAGCAACTATTCTGCTCTGACTGTGAATACAAAGAACGCTGTAAAAATGTTACTTGCGACGTAAAAGCAATGCCCACCATCGATGCCGTGCCTGTGGTCAGGTGCCGGGAGTGCATCCATAGAGATGGGACACCTGGACAGCCCAATATTCTTTGCGGACAAATGCACGATGATGATTTTTGCTCCTACGGCCAGCGAAAGGAGGCCGCCCATGACTAAGCGCTGCTCCGCCTGCGCCTGGTACGAGGACTATCAGGGCGTGTGCTTTAACGGGGATTCCCCGCACTGTGCTGACTTTACCGACCCGGATCAGCGGTGCAGGGAGTGGGAGAGGAAGGAGAACGGACATGATAAACACCCATCCGACCCGGTGTAATATCTGCGGTGGGCGTGTAACCTACGGCTCTAATGCCCGTGTCTATGGCCGGGAGTATGGAAGCGGCTACTGCTACCTCTGCGAGCGGTGTGGGGCCTATGTTGGGACGCATAAGCCCCGCCCACGGGAAGCCCTGGGGATTCTGGCAGACGAACCGATGCGGACAGGGAAAAAGATGTGTCACGCCCTCTTTGACCCGCTCTGGCAGGGGAAACCAAAAGCCCACAAGAAGCGCAACGACCTTTACCGCTGGTTGGCCCATGAAATGGGGATACCCGTGGAAGATTGCCATTTCGGTTACTTTGATATTAACCAGCTTCGGCAGGCATACATCATCCTGAGAGGTATACAGGACAAGCAGATGCGGTATGACAACTGCGGGAGAATCCATTTTGAGGAGGCCGACCATGAAGTTTCGGAACCCTGATACGGGGGAAGCTCTATCCATTGTTGATGCAGTAAGCGAATACTGTGGACAGCGTTGGTGCGATAACTGTGCTCTTAGGGAGCCGACAGGAGACCCCGATAAGGTGTGTGCAGATTGGGCAGAATACCACCCCCACGAAGCCGCCCGCCTGATGGGCTATGAGGTGGTGGAGGATGGCCAGTATATATGCCCATCGTGTGGAAATGCGTTACCTGAAAATCCAATTGGGGGATATACGTGCCCGTATTGTGGGTACGGGGAGCGAACGGAAAAGAAGGAGGCCAACATGGACAAGCCGTTGAAGGACTGGACGCTGGAAGAGGTCAAGGAATGTTGTTCTAAATACGGGACTTGCGTTTCTGAGTGTCCGTTTAGCGCCAAAAACAAACTTTGCAGGATGACATCGAATCCTTGTGACTGGGACCTTACAGACAAGCCCCGCTGGACGCAGCAGGAGGTGGAGGATGCAAAAAAAATAGTGGAAATTATCCCCCTTGTATATAAGTTTGAGAGAAATAAAAACGGAGTTCTTTCTGCAGTTTGCAGCATTCCTGACATTGGGGATGATTTTTGCCTTCTGAACCGGGGCCTGCTCCCAAGCATTCAGCCCGGCCAGTCCTACACCCTTGACGAGATCATCGGAGGTGCAGAATGAAGTGTGAAATATGCGGTGGGACAGGAACGATAACTAATGTCATAAGCATAAATGGAGTTACAAGTGGCCACAGCGTAGAAATCCTTGCGTGTCCATATTGCAACGGAACCGGGGAGGTTCAGGATATGGTAAACCACCCAGCCCATTACACAGCCGGGTCTGTCGAGTGCATCGACGCGCTGGAAAGCATGGCTATGGGTTATCAGGACCCCGTGCAGGGCGGGTTGGCGTGGCAGGCGGTTAAGTATATCTGGAGATCCCCGCTCAAGGGAAATCAAGCGCAGGACCTTGATAAAGCCGCTTTTTATCTGAATAGATTGAGAGAGAAGGTGAAGGAATGAACGCCGTAGAGACCCACATTCGCAATCTTGTAGAGATCGAGCTTTCCGCAGCCAACGAGCGGTTCCCGCAGTTTCACTCGGCCCATGAAGGGTATGCGGTGATTCTGGAAGAAGTGGAAGAGTGCGAGGGCGAATTTGATGCCATGCAATATTGCCTGAATTGCTTATGGAGGCAAACAAAGTGCAACGTTCCAACAGAGCCAAAAGAACTACAAAACGCCGCAGTACGACTTGCCTGCGAGGCCATCCAGGTTGCGGCCATGTGCCGGAAGTTTATGGAGATGGAGGGCAGTCAGCATGGGGAGGGATAGGTCTTGAGCAAACCCAGATACGGTTGGTGGGGATACGCAAAGTGGATGATACGTCAGTATCCCGCCAGACAGGACCGATACTGCCAAGGGAACGCCTTGAAGGAGCGGATGGCCGTTCAACAGGCCATCGACGAAACAGATCGAATGGAGAACGGGAAGGAACGCCTTCAAGTGGTCGATCTGGTATTCTTCCGCCAAACCCATACATTGGAGGGTGCGGCGATGATGATACCATGCTCGGAAAGAACGGCCAGACGTTGGCACACTGATTTTATAAAATTAGTGGCGAAGAAGTATGGGTTGATTGAGTAAGTTGGCCTTAAAAAGCCAAATACATATGCGAAAATATAGGGTATAGAGGTCCATCCAAGCCTCTACACCCTTTCTCTCATTCCTCGCCTCCTTTACCATAAGCCGCAGCCCGTAAAAGCGGCTCCGCTCCGGCGGCCCCGTGAAATTCGGTTGGGCACATACCCCGCTCCCGTCCGCATGAGGGCGGCGGCGGGACAATACGAGCGGTGCTGGAATAGGTAGACAGTAAAGTACGAGGCAACGAGGGCGGACTAAATGTGCTGCCGCCTTGCTGACGAGTAAGGCCGTCCCTCCGATCGTAGCTGCGCCATGTGAGGTGCAAATCCTCACCCGCTCACTCTGAAAGAAAGAGGTCGTCAAAATGAACAATACCATTTTCTGGCAATGGGGGGGGGCGTTCTGACCTCCTGACCGTCAAAACGCCGAAAGGCGGTGACGGAACGTGATTTTTCAGTCGATGGTAGGGGGAAGCTCTGGAGCAGGGTTCACAGAGAACGGAAATAGTTATGGGAACATAACTGCATCTAATTCTATGATTATGAGCGTCCCCAGCGGAACAAAATTGATTCTTATATATGCCTCACCTAGAAGCACAGACAACCAATTTATGACGTTTTGCACTCCAGGTAAAGAGGCACGTTCGGGGTATTTGCAGTGTGAGTGGGATAAAAGCACAAACAAAATGACGATAACAAACAAAGGCGCTGTTATTTTGGACTTTTGTTATGCTTGCTTGGCGTGATGTAGACATCCCCCTGAACCCACAGGAGGGACACAGGGGGTTATCAAATTGTCCGGCCAGTGGGCAAAGCCGGGAACAACCCACAAGATACCCGGAAAACCGGGTATATGCCGCCCCGCAGTTGCAGGAGACGGGGGAGGGAACTGTACGACAGGAAGGTGGTGTTATGGCTGCAAGGCTGACAGATAGGCAAAAAAAGAAAATTGTGGCTGATTATCTGGAGACCGAGAGCTATAACGCCACAGCGAAAATCAATGGGGTTTCCAAAGATACTGTTAAGCGGGTTGTGCTAAAGTGCGAAGGATTCGCCCAAAAGGCGCAACAAAAAAAGAAGCAAAACACGCTTGATATGTTGGCCTTTATGGATTCCCGCAAAGAGAAGATGCAGGAAGCAATCGACCTGCACCTAATGGCGCTGACAGACCCAGAAAAGATAAGCGATGCAGGGTTGTCTCAAATCGCCACTTCTTTCGGGATCATCGTTGATAAGGCCACAAAGAACACGGCCAGCGGGAACGACAGCTTGAATAAGCTGGACGGGCTGTTGAAGGAGTTCAGGGATGCTGTTAAGTCCGAAACAAACTGAATTTGTCCGAGAGGGGCATCACCGCTGGAACTTCAAGGGAGGGGCCACCCGAAGCGGGAAAACCTACCTTGATTTCCGATGGATCATCCCCATCC